GGCAGCCGGATTCACGAGGCGTTCCGCACGGATCGGGCGCGGTTCCTCGCCTATCTCGCCGACGATCTGCGCGAGACGAAGGGGGTGGCGGATCTGCTCCTGCCGACGTACTTCGAGCAGGTGAAGACGTTTCCCCTGTTGCTGCAGGAGGCGACGCTGCGCGGCACGACCAACAAGATCGACGCCCTTTTCCTCGAGGAATACTACCATGCGCGCCAGAGCTGCCCGGTGCCGCCCGAGGTGCAGCCGTTCGAGGGCGGTTACACGCGCAGCTTTCAAGAGGGCGTGTTCCGGCAGGTGCTTCACTTCGACGTGGCGTCGCTTTATCCGAGCCTGCTGCTCTCCATCGGCGAGAATCCTAGCAGCGATTCACTGGGCGTCTTCATCCCGTTGCTCAGCCGTCTTCGCGAGTACCGGCTCAAACGTAACCGATGAAATGTTTGAAATGGGTAGCAGAAATAGGTGAAATGGGTCCTAAACCGACCCGAAAGCGCGCGCCTGCAAAGCCGGTGCAGCGCATCTGCAAGAGGGTCGCAAAGAACAGGGCGCGATCTGCGGCCTTAGGGCTGGACGATCAGGCCACCAGGGGCTCGCCTGCAGGTCATGTAACAGGTGCCGGCTCCGCCGGCTCCTCCAGCAGCCCAAACTCCATCAGGATGCTGAGGCAGTTGGTCGCGTCGAACTTGTTCGGACAGGCGACCATCTTCCCACCCTTGTCCGTGCGGTCATCGAGCTGCAGAGCGGCAACGGTGAAGGTAGACAGGTCCATCTCCCCCATCTTCTCCTTGGCCGCATCGGCCAATTTCTTGTCGGACTCCTGCTGTTTCGCCCGCCATGCATCGAATACTGCCTTGTCCGACTGGTCAGGACGTTCCCCCAGGTCTTCCTGGAGCCGCTTCTGAGTCTCCCGGAAATCCTTGAGCTCTGAGCCAAGGATCCGGAGGTTTCGGGCGCAGCGGGTCATTGCGCCGCCCGAGACATCGAACGACTTGGCCTTTCGGGACACTAGCCCTTGCTCCGGGACAAAGGTCGCTTCTTGGCCATCAAGCAACCGGTGGGCCTGTTCAAGACGGAATGCGTCTTCGATCGTTATGGTGATTTTCATCGGGTTTTTTGTTGGTGGAAAAATCAAGAGCTGGAGTCGAGCACGAGGCCATAGGACGCCATGGCTGTAATCAGCGACGCCAGGGCGGCATTGGCTCCCCTGGACCCGGTGACAGTGATCTTGGTCTGCACTGGCGAGCCATTGCAGCTGAATGCCCCAGTCACGAGGCAACTGCCCCAAATCTTTGCTGCGGTTGTGCTCGAATTGCCAATGCAAGTCGTATTGCTGCCCAGGCCAATGGCGGCGTACCCGAGGACCAGCTCATTCGATACCCCATCCGCAGATGCTCGCGTGTTGGCACCGACATAGACAGAATTGCTCGTCGTCGCGTTCGCCGTGCTACCGTCGGCAATGTAGCGACCCGCTTGGTAGCCCCAGGCTGTGACATACGACCCAGTCAGGGAATAGAGAGCAGCGTATCCGCCGGCTGAATTATAGCTGCCGATCTTATTCAACCCCAGGGCATAGGTGCCCATGGCTACGTTCTGCTGACCAGTGACGTTGCCGTTCAACGCCTGGTATCCAAAGGCGGCATTGTAGGAGCCAGTGGTATCGAGCGACAACGCTGATTGTCCAAACGCGGTATTGATCGTGCCTGTCGTAAGGGTGGCCCCGGCATTGTAGCCGACGAAAGTGTTGGTGTTGCCTGCACTCCCCGCCCGCATCTCCAAACAGATTGAAGCTAAGGAGTTGTACAACATGACAAGTGGGGCAACAGAATTGGCCGTGATCGTCTTGACAGACAATGCGATGGTGCCATCAAACCCAGATGTCGGCGTAATCGTCAGCCCCCCCGTCGTGCTGGCATAAAGGTCATAGGCCCCTGTCGCGCTGAGTGCGCCGGACGTCTGCCCCCCAAAGGTCACTGTGAACGTGCCTGCGGTTCGGCCGGACACTGTATAGGCGACGCGGTACGATGTTGCCGCCGTAGCCACCAAGGTAGTGTCCACCAGAGCATCTACGTACGTGGTCACGTGAGTCCATCCTCCAGCCCAAGATCCCGTCCAATTGGTCGAGGTCCAACTATCTCCTGATGCCAGTTTTTCGGCGGAGAACGTCGGAAGATCCGTCGCAGTTGTACCCTGGATGGCAATGCCGTAACCGATAGTCGCACGATTGATTCCAATGCTCGTAATCCCCTGATAGAGCAGGGTTGCATTGGCATTGGGCAGCGTGAACGTCCTCTCGCTTGTGGTCGGGCCACTGATCTTGGCAAATCCATTACCAGTGCCCCCATTGGCAGACGTCAGAGGATTGGTCAAAGAGAGTGTACTGACGGTAGCTCCAGCGTCCATCGTCACCGCACCGTGCAGATAGGTCGCTGCCGTGCCGGAGTGATAAATGAAATACTTGTTCGTGTCGGCATCCATGACACTCCGAATGCCCGCCGTAATGGGGGAGACGCCACCAGCCGCTGTCGTTTGGTCTGCGATATACAGCACAGATACCGCATTCGCCGACGCCCTCCCAAGATTCCCAGAGTCGATGCCCCGGATTGTACCAGTCACGTCCCCCGATGAGGTGGCATATAGGGCTGACAGCTCCATGTAGTATAGATTCTTCAGATTTCCTGATCCGGTAATCTGGGGGAAAATTTGGAATCCGTAGATCGTACCGACAGACCCGGAAGACGTAATCCGGATGGATGTCTGACGTCCATAGATTGTGCCTACATTGGCAGCTGTCCCATGCGAGAGTGTGATTCCCTCGCCGAAGAAGTTGGCGTAGTCATACGCTCCGTAGGTCTGAGCTGTTAGTGCCCAGACCGTCACTGAACTGGTTCCTCCTGAGTCCGGGACCGGAGCGAAGATGAATGAGTTGACCGTGTTGAGTCCCGCCGCAAGGTACGTACTCGAAACCTGATGGATGCATCCTGTCACCGCTGAGGCACCCACCCCCAGCCCGGTTAAGTGGGGGAGCGGGCCGGAATTGTCCCCGGTGAGCAGACTCTGCCCGAGGTAGAGCGTGCCGAATCGCACGCCGTAACTGCCAATTGTCAGGTCTTGATTCACCGCAGCACTCGCCCCACCTGCGATGCTCAACGTCCCGACGCTGGTATTTGGTGTCCACGTAGCCCCAGCGAGAATCCTGTCACACTTGAAGTTGTATCCAGGGGCACTGTAATGCAACCAATCGGCGTTGGCATAGGTAGCATTGAGCCGGGTATGGTCAGCCGGATCGCGCATCGCTGTATCGAGATCCACCACGGCATCGACGTTGGTTGGCCCACCCGTTGTTGCCCAGGTGTTAAAATCTACACGCACTGCTTCCCGGCCAGTGGTATAGTAGGCGCTCCCGTTGAACGGGGTAATCGTGCAGAGTATGACGTAAGCACCGGCAGCATGGGCCGCTGTGGCCATCGTTTGGAGATTCGCCTCTATGTCTGCTACTGCTGCATCACCTACAATGTCGTTGATTCCCCCCTCAAGGATGACGACTGTGGCCCCGCCGAAATAGTACCGTGCCGCCATCTGGTCCGTAGTGTTGCCCGATACCCCTTGATTCACCACGCGCCAGATGGTCGGGTCCAGACCGCTCGACCCGATCAACCGTGTTGCCCATGTGCAGTTTGCAGTCAGGCTGTCCCCCATTGCGTAAATGAGGGAGAGCTTCCCTGTCGTCATGCCGTTATAGGTCTTTCCGGTCAACGCTGAGGCGATCTTGCCATCTGCGATGGCTGTGGCGTTCCAAGTGCCCGTAGTGACCGTGCCGAGAGTCACGATGCTGGCGCTGCCAGTGGTGGGAGCATAGGACAACACCGGGATGTCAGCCGCCACAAGGGCACGCATCGAGGGCACTCCGCTTGATGCTGCTGGGGTTGCCCACACCTTGCCCTGAGTATCAGAAGTGAAGACCGGGGCGTAGGAGAGGGCAGGGATGTCCGAAGCGACCAGGGCACGAAGGTACGGCACGCCAGTCGTAGTGGGCGGGGTCGCAACCACCAGCCCCGCACCACCCGGAGTAGAGGATGGAGACGTGACCTGAATCCAATCTTCATCCGACTCCCCATGATTGGTAATGCAGTAGAAAAACATCCCAGTGTCCGTCTGCTTGATGGTATCCCCCGGCCAGCATCCGACTGCTGGATTCGCCGCATCGAAGCCGATCCGGGCAGCCGAGTTGGCGACGGCCCCAAGATGCTTCCCACCACTTGTCAGATGGTGGTTCAGGAACGTCCGATACTGGTCCCGCGTTGTGTGCACCTCGGATGCTCCCATCACAGCTTCTCCTGTCCCGTGGTTCTGTATCCATAGGCGCTGGACTTCTGTTCCCGTCACCGGGCATATCCGTTCGATGCTCATTGTTTTTTGGTTGCCTCAGCAGAAGCCTTGGCAATCCCTGCTACATCTTTCTCGCCACCACAGCAGACTCCGATCCCCCTTGGACCCATCTGATATGTCACTGGGGGTGGGTCTGGAGGAGGGGGTGGAGGAAGGGGTGGCTCTGGTGGGTCAACGGGATACACAAACCTCTGATATATGAGTACCTTTTTCATGCATCAAAAACGAGAGTGTAGGATTTGATCCGCTTCTCCCGGCCAACCGTTGCCACCACTTCAATCTCCTCGTCAAGGACCATATTCCCATCCGGGTCGGCTGAAAGGGATCGTGTGACAGTATCTTCCTCCACCCAGTCGCCAGTTCCGTAGGCCCGCCCTTCCATCAGTACCTGCAACTCATAGGACCACCAAGGGAGGGCGTTTATCCAACTACCCCTGAACTTGAACTTGAGCCATACCCACGAGATCCCGGTACGCTGCTGGTAAGCCGCGACAGGGGGGTATATCCCCCACCCGGACCAGGATGCCCCATTGATAAACCGAGTGATTGCATTATCCTCTGTGTCCTCATTGGATAGATACCGGCCACCAGACGTGCTTGTTAGCCTGAAAGAGTCACCTTCACTACCACGGCAACATCCTCCATTGAAACCCATCGTGGAAGTGGTCTTATCTAGAATCGGGAAGACGCAGACGCTGTTGGCAACGTGATGTCCGATGTCTGTTGGGTGCAGAGTTGGGCCATATGAACGGACGATGGTGTCGCTTCCTGTCTTCACTCCCGTCACAGGGTCAATATCAAACTCTCCGTCTTGCTGAGAATACCGTGTCTGCATGGAACCAGCGCAGTGATCTGTGTCAAAATAATAGTCCCACTCCTCCCTGTCTGCTATCGCTCTCACCGTGAGATATTTAGCTGGCGGGGTGCTCGGATTGGCAAACTCACTATATCCAATTAGAGAAGGGCTCCCATCCATAGTAGAAAACTCCAGCCCACCGGAGGGGGAAGTGGACTGGTCAATGAGATCGGCATAATCCCCTGGCCGGGGGATTGAGCCCTGTAGCACAGGTACGAAATCCGCACCAACCATGGCCGCGAGCCCAGGATTGCCTCCTGTCTGATACGGGATTTGCTGAGCGCCCTCCCAAATGTCGGCGGCGGTGGCGCGCAGGGTGAGATCTACCCCGAGCGCCGGTGCGCCGCCTTGGTAGTAGATCGCGAATTTCAATTCCTGCACCAGGAAGATCTTCTCCGACCAGCCGAAACGGGCGTTGTTCACCATCACCGTATCTCCGGCCCGGATGCGCAATGCGGTCAGTTTGCAGGGCATGGTGGCGACCATGTCCAGCCGCGTCCGCTTTAGCTCGATCGTTGCCAGGCGTTGAGCGGTAAAGGCGCTGGTCGTGAATCCCAAGTCGAGATCTCGCCAGATCGGAACGCCATCCTCCGCGACGGCCGCCGAGTCTTGCACAGCCGGAAAGTCCGCCGGCTGCCATTTGTCCGCCGGCGAAGCAAACGTGCCTTTCACTCCATTACAGGTATCGCGCATCGATGCCTTTGTCTGCACATCGATGCCCGCCCGAAGATCGTCTTCATCGAGGGTGATCGCCGGCTCCGTATATGCGCCGGCGTGGCAAATCCATCTCCCGCCAATATACACGGCCCAACCTGCCATGGACCCGCATAGTTGTTCGATCACTGTGGATGGTTGGACGGATAGCTCAAAGCAGCCGTTGCATGTGTACCGTTTCTCGGTCGTCCCCCCTGGCAGACTTACGACTTCATCGCAGACGTTCGCTGCCGCGATGAATGAGGCATCGTCGATTTCGTCGATGGCGACGCCCATGCCGAAGGTTGCATTCGTCAGATAGTCGCGAACTGCCAGCGCGGGATTGTCGCTCCATGCCGTAGCCTGGGTGCGCGGATCAAAGACCTTTCGGCCCCGCACGACCGCGGTCGGATTCGGTTGCCCTGCGGGGAATTTCTCCTGACTGAACACCAGGTGCCCCGCGAGATAACAGATGCCTCGAAGCCGATGATTGCTCGTCCAATAGTACAAACAGCCGTCGACCAGGTCCGCGTCAGCCACCTGGTCATCGGCCCCGAGATGCTTTTGGATGGAGCCATAGCCCGCATAGTCCCCCGTGAGATTGCCAACCCAATCGAGCTGCGCCGTGATATCGTTGAAATAGATCTGCTCAATCCCATCACATTCGTGCCCGGCCAGCGTCATCGCAAATCGCAGGTTTTCGTTGTTCGTGCCATTGCAATGGGCGAAAACCAGCGTTCCAGCCACCCGCGTCTTCCCATAGATCACCCTGCGCGGATCGACTGGCCCGCGGCTGAGTTGGAGCGGATTGCCACCGTTGAGCGATCCGGTCGGCAGCTTGCCGCGCAACGCCATGCCGATCCCATATGCCGCGGCAGCCTCCATTACAGCCCAGACTACTTTCGCCCAAAAGGACCCTGCTTCTATCCAGGCGGCAAAAGCTTCGATGGCTATTTCGACTTGGGGCATCGATCATACCCTCCAGGCGCAGCGACACCGCATGGTCGCTGCGAATGCTAATCCGGCCGGCGCGGCGAAGACCGAGTCCCGACCGATACAGATGCCCAGTGCTATCCGCCGGCCAGCATCGTAGCTCACGAGATCCCCTCGCTGCGCGAGCGGCAGGTGGATCTCCGAAAGACCCGCCTCGATTGGCAGATGCTCTATGCCCCCATGCCGGCGTAAGATCCGGGCCGCTGCCGCTGCTGTTGCATAGATCTCGATATCCGGCATGGGATCCGATCCGGTGATGGCTGTGATCGCCCCCCGTGCAAATTGGCAGCAGTCGTGGGTGCCCCACTGAAACGGCTGATCCCTCCGCGTTGCGATAAAGGCGGACATTCGGCGCGGCCAATCTGCCAGTCTCAACATCAGAATATTTTGGATACCGCTGGGGTCGCGTTGGGGTACCCTGGTACTGCCGCGATAGCCGGAGGATTGACCCCCCAGTAGATGAGCGCGTCGGCCAGGGTCGCCACATAGGCGAGACCGAGATCGCCAGGGAACAAGCGTTGCTGCTCCTCGTGGGTGTAGCGCAGGTTTCGCGCCCGCTGCAGATCGATCAGCGCGTTCTCGGCCTGGACCGAGATCGAGCTGGTCTGTCCAGCATCGGAGATCTTTAATGTGTCCATTCTTCCACCGAAGATCTGGTAGGCGTCCACGACCGCCGGGGTCGTGTTGACGATCGCGAGCCAGAGCCGGCAGCGGCGCCCACGGTATGCGTCCTCGAGGGCGAGCGTGGCGAGGTTCGACGGTATGCCGCTGAGGGTGAAGGTCAGCCCGGCTGCGCTCGTCTCGATAATCTCATCGATCGGCGTGACGGTCCCCAGAGATCCCGACCCTGCCCAGGTATAGCCGCCCCAGCTCAGATTTGAGAGGCCCGTCCAGAATCGGACAGGCCCCGCCGCGAAATCGAACTCGGCCAACAACACCAGATTGACGACCGGCTTGGCGATCTCGGTGACGATGGTAGATGGCAGATCGCGGCTCATATCAAAGCGCCTCGACAGCTCGGAATGTGAATCCAAAATCGACCGCCAGCCGCGAATCCCAGCCGGGATCCTCGATGAGGCGGAATACGTGCGTGCCTGGCGCGGGCGACAGCCCAGGGCAATGCGGCGTCAGGTCGAAATTGAACGTCCCCACCTTGCCCTTCAGATCGAAAAAGAATTGCGTCCATTGGCCCGCTTCAGCCGGCGCCATGGCCTGCAGCGTCACCTCGATCTCCCATCGCGCACCGGGCCATTGGTAGACCTGCTGGACCAACGTGAACGGACTCTCGGCGATGGCCGCGACCGTGTGGCGGAGCACATGGACGTTCTCCGGGAATATGTTGGCCGGCAAACTGAGCGGATAGGTGATCGGCATCAGCGGAAGCCGTCCCGGCGGCGTTTCTGGGCATCGAGCACGGCCGCCTTGCTCGCCTCGACCATCTTGGGCAGGATCGCGAGCACTTCCTCGCGCGAGACGCCCCCGTTGAATTGGTATGTGAAATGGAATGTGTCTCCCCCGCCAGCCGCGGCAGCATTGCCCGCGACCAGAGCGACGCCGCCGCCCGCCATGGCGAGCTGCGCCGCGGAACCCGAAATGCTGGTGCGGCCGATCCCCGACAGGGGAATGACCCGGACTAACTCGACTCCGCCGGGGTTGTCACCGACCGTGAAGTGAGTGGGCCCATGCGTAAGGAAGGATCCGCCGCCGGCGGAAGAGATCTGCATTGTGCTACCAGCGGACCCGAGAGTACTTGCGCCGGCACTGACAGTGCCGGCGCCGGCGGTCGCCGGAAAGAGACCGAGCACCGCGTTGATGGCCTGGATCATCGCCATCTTCAGGAGGATTTCCGTGAGCATCCGGCCAGCGATGTCCCCAAGATCCCGGAAGGATTGGCCCCAACTCTGGGTGCCCTTGGTGGCCTCCCAAATGTCGTTCGTAAGGCTTGAAAACGTCTGACCGAGCGTCTGATTCAGCAGTTGAGAAGCTTGCTCTCCAGCGCTGCCGAGCGATTTCACCCAATCCATCGCGCCGGCCTGCCACCCCTCCGAAGTGGTCATATAGTTCGGATTTCCGTGCCGGTCATTCACGTGCTGATATTCATCCTGGATCTTGCGAAACGCCTGGGTCTCTCCGCCGGCTGGGTTGATCGCGATCTTTGCTCCCTCTTGCTGCCATTTCGTAATGTCGGCAAAGAGCTTCCGCTTCTCCTGAAGCTGCGTGAGCTGGGCTTTGGTCAGACCGTTTTCATCCGAGTCAAGCGAGATGTCAGCATACCTATTTGCCATGATTTCGTTCTCGAGATCGACGATTTGCTGGATGATGCCCAATTGCTCCCCCCGCTTTTCGGTCTCAGTTGTGAACCCCTCGCCGGAGGCAGCCTGATATGCCTGCTGGAGGTATTGCAGGTTCGCCTGCGTGGCTTCCTCGGGGGTCGCCATCACCGGACCCGTCCCCGGGAGTTTCGGGGGAGTGTCCTTGGATCTTCGGGCCAATCCGTCATAATAGTTGTTATAGGCGTCCATGCCGTAGATCCACGCCGCGGAAGTGGCGCCGAGCCATTGGCCCAATTGCATGAACCAACCCACTTCTGTTGTGAGGCCCTTTGCCAAATCCTTTCCGGCGTCGGGATTCTGCTCTAAGATGTCGCCAATTTTCTCGCCTACAGCGATCGCCATTTCCTGCTTGAATTTCTTAATCTGTTTTTCGGCTTCAGCCAGGCGATTGACCGTATTGTCGGACATGATCCGGCCAGCTTCCTTCTGTGCGTCGGCGAGTTTACCGTAGCCTTCCGTGGCCAGTTCCTTCAATGCCCCCATCAGCCGGGGTGCATTACGGGCACCGAGTATCTGCACGGCCGAGTCGAAGGCGCGCGTCTGGTTCGTGCTGCTGAGGATCGCCTTCGCCACCCGCTCAAGCTGCAGCTCCAACGGAAGGCGGCTCAGCTGGTCGACGTCGAGGCCCAGCCGGCGAAATTCGGCCGAGGCAGTGCCCGTGCCATTGCGGACTTCATCGAGTTTACCCCGATAGATTGTCAGAGCCATCGTGAGCTGGCCCACGTCGCCACCGGCATCGCTGATGACGTTTCCCAGTACCTGATATGCTTCGGCCGAAAGGCCGAGATTGGCCGATTGTTCCTTGATCTGGACCGCCATCTGGAACGCGCCGACGACAAAATCCTTCAGCGAGGTGACCAGCATATCCAGGCCCTTTTGCGCAATGGCGACGCCGAAACCGGTCTTCAATGCCTGGCCAAATCCGCTGGCTTGATCCGCCGCGTCCTTAATGGCGTCCTTGGTTCGCGTGAGCCCCGACAGCTCATCCCGGATTTGGATCAGGATTTCGAGTGTTGCTTGATCGGACATTGCTGAAAACTGGGAAAAGGGGAAACCGGGCAACTAGGAACGGCCGGGGGATTGCGTCGCCGCATAGGCCGCTAGGCGTTGGAAGGGTGTCATGGGAGCCTCCCCACTGATCTCCCGGATCAGGTCCCGTTGCATTTGCTGTGGCTTGGCGGGGTGCATTGCTGACAACCAGCGGAGCTGCGCGGCGGCATTCAACCGTCGTTGGGCTGCCATGACTTCCACCAGCCAGGGCAGCGTCTGGTTCAGGATTTCTTCACGGCCGAGTCCGAGGGTGGCAGCGGATTCGGCGCAGAATCGGACAAGTTTTTGATCCGGGCTAAGAGCGGCTGAATGATCCGATCGACCATCGGAGAGATTTGCCGGATCGTCGCGTCGAAGAGCGGACCGACCGTCTTTTTGGCGGAGATCTGGGCGGTCGCCCAGGTCACCGCCGTCGTAAAATTTAGCCGGGTCGCGGCTTCGTGCAGGGCGAAGAAGCTGTCGGCGGTCAGATTGTCGGCCCAGCCTCTCTGCACCGGGCACATGCCTGCCGGCGCGCCGGCCGGCGAATCCTCGCCCGCCGCCGCGTGCAGATAGGTGCAGAGTTCGACCAGGCCGGCCTGATCTTCCGCGCGGGCGAGCACGTCGCCCATCGCGCGGATTGGCATGGCACGGATGAAACAGTCCACTTCGGTTCCATCGACGAGTTTCGCCCGGATCATCTCGCCGCCGAAGAGGATCGTGAGCGGTGAGGAGTTTTCTTTCATGATGAAATGCTACCGGAAGCACTCTCAGTTGCCGGTGATTGCCGCATGGCCGACTGCGCTGAACCCGCCAAGATCGGCCATGACGTAAAGGTCGCCATTCGGCGTCCGCGCATAGGTGAAACTCAGCAGGCCGGTCTCATCTGTGACCGCATGGAACACCGCGTCTGTCGTATCGACCTTGATGAGTGTACCGGCGACGAGCGTCTGGTTGAGAGTGCCAAGGTCGGTCGGGGCACCATAGGATGTGCCCGAAAGGAAGACTTCCACCGGCACGCGTGCGGCAACGTTGTTGCCCAGCTCGTTCTTGGCCTGTACGGTCACATGGGCGACGCCATCAGGCGTGCCTGTGTTTGCGACCGTGACCGTGGCGCCTCCGACGACGATATCTGGCGCCGGCTCCCCGTCGATGGGTGTGTATGCGGCGTCCGGGGTGAAGGTGATCGCTCCGTCCTTGCGGGAGCGGACCACGAGGGTCAGCTCGGTCGAATTGTCGCCCGAAAAACCCTCTTCGCCTGTGTCGACGAAGATCGTGCATGCGAAATCGTCCGTGCGCAGCGCCACGACGGCAGAGGCATCATCGGGGTCACGGATCCATGCCGTGCAGGTGCCCGATTTCGAGCCTGAGAGCGAGCCAAGGAGCGTGATTACTTTCTTCACCTCCTTAGTCTTGAATTTCAGCAATTCCTTGCGCGCTTTCTCCCAGATCTTATCGGTGAATGCGGGGCCATTGCCCGCGCCGGGCGCCTGACTCTCGCCGATTTCAAGACCTGGATCATGGCTGACATAGTTGACCAGGAGATTCGTGGTCACGGTGGCGATCGTGAGAGCCAGGATGGATTGGCGACCGGTCACGGCCTTGGTCGTATCGTAGGCTGCGGTGGGTAGTGTTGGAGGCGTTGGCATGGGAGTTCCTTATTGGCTATTTGCTATTGGCAATTTGAGATTGGATCTATGGCACGGCCACGTGGACAATGCCGGCGAAGGCGATGAGCTCCTGTGCCCAGCATTCTCGGCCCAGATTCGCCGCGTTCGTTCCTTTGGCGTCGGGCGGCTGGATCATCATGGGATCGCCGGCGCAGGGCTCGAATGTGAGATCCGCATGCCCGGTGAACGGATGGCCGACCAGGTCATCGATCACACGGTCCCCGAGCTCGAGGACGCCGATGTTCGCCGGGCCGCCAACCAGGGCGGTCTGATGGATCTTATCCAGTGACTTGTCGGCAATGAGCAACATCAGGCGCACCGTCCGCACACTGGTCAGGTCCAGACGGGACCGCGTGTTCGCGTGCTGGGTGCCTGCCGGCACGATGAAGCAGACGCGCTGCTCGCTCGCGAACGTCTCCTTCAGCGCCTTGGCCAGGTCATTCGCGCCGAAATACCCCACGCGCTCGAATAGCGGATCCGAGCCGACCGCCCCGACAAGCAGCGACTCAAGTCGCGTCTTGAGGAGATCCATCACAGTGATGACGTGCAGGAATGCCATGTCAGATAGACAGCCGGCCCGTCGCTGAATGCGTCCGGGTGCGCTCAGTGATGACCGATGCCGAGGGCTGCTTGCGGTTGAGATCCGGAGATAGGGGCAGTTCTCCCGTCACGATCTTGTCCAGCAGGCCCGGCTGGCCTCCTTGCTGCCCCGCCGTGCCACGGACGGCCGTCGCACGGGCCAACCATGGGTTGGAGTCGCCGAAGAATCCCTTGCGCTGGTAAAGCAGTTCGGCAGCCAGCACGAAGCCCGCATTGAGTAGCACCTGCGGCAGTGGATCCACTAGCGGCAATGCGTACCGCTGGCCGATCTTGCCATCGATCTCCTGTCCGACCGCCGCGACGATCTGCTGCCAGATATCCATATCCGGCGTCCCGGCGCCCGTGTCATCGAGCAGCTGGCTGGTGATCTCGTCTGGGAGTCCGGCGATGATCTGGTCGAAGGTGATATAGGCGGTGGCCATTGGCTTTGACAAAAGCGCCCCCGGCGGCGGACGCCGGCCGGGGGCGCGAGTAGCGCATGTTGGCTGGTACCGAAATCAGGCGGCGTCGGCCCCGGTGGATCCCCAGGCGAGTTCCGGCAGGCCGTAGCCGGCGGCATAGCGGCCGTAGGCTTGGTAAAGGAACTCGTGGTTCTTGAAGACGTGGTCGCTGGTCGGCGTATCGAGGGCGGTGAGCACCGGTGCCACTTCCTGCTGGTGGATGAGCGGCTTCATCGGCCACCCGGTCTCCAGGAGGAACCAGGCATCGGAGCCCCCGAGTTGCGGCCAGACCATCAAACTCGCCGTCCCCTTATTGACGTTCGTGACCGCGGCCGACGCGACATTCTCAGTGCCCGCCTTGTTCATCGCGATCTGCTGGATGAAGTCGGCCTGCAAGATCTGGCGGCCGAGCGCCTCGTTCTTTGCCGAGACGACCAAGAGCAATCTGAGCCCCAGATTGAGCGGGCGCCCTTCGGCGTTTTTGCGGCTTTTGATGTCGGCGCGCGCCGTCTCGAAATTGGTCGAACTGAGTTTCTTCGTGCCCTTGTTGTCGAAGGTGGTCTTCCCTTTCTGCGGCTCATGCCCGGTGTCGAAGAAATTCTTGCCCGTATAGCATTTCGTGGTGAAGCCGGCCAGCAGCAGGTTGGCAATCAGCTCGTCGGGATGCTGCTTTGCGGCGAGGCCCAAGGCGCTGAACCGCGGGTTGTACAAGCCATAGGCATTCCGCTCGATGTCGGCCTGGCGGACGCCGATCGCGTCATAGTACTCGTCGTTGACGATCGAGTACCTGTGCGCGGCAAGATTCGCCACAGTGATCTCGCCCAAAAGCTTCTTCATGCCCGGAAAGCTGCCGAGCCAGGCATAAACCTCTTCGGCTGCGCTGGACGGAACCAGGGTGGCGACCTGGTCCCACATCGCCGCGCCGGCCTGGTATGCCTCGTTGAAGATCACGCGATAGGCGCGGAAGAGTTCGGTCAGGGAGGATTGATTGATTTGCATGAGGAGAGAAGCTTAGGGCTGAGGGTGAGAGGTAAGGTGGACCGGGCGTTGATCGTCAGTTTCCGGTGATGGCCGCGTTCCCGACCGCGCAGATCCCGCCGAGCTGGGCCATGACATAGAGGTCGCCGTTAGGTGATCGTGCATAGGTGAAGCTGAGGAGGCCCGTCGCATCGGTGACCGCGCGGAACTCGGCGTCGGTGGTGTCGACCTTGATCAGGCTGCCAGCCACCAGGGTCTGGTTGAGGGTGCCGAGATCGGCCGGCGCGCCATAAGAGGTCGCGGAGAGGAACACGGCGACCGGAACGCGGGCCGCGACGTTGTTGCCCTGAGCGTCCTTGGCCTGCACGGTCACATGGGCGACGCCGTCCGGGGTGCCTGTGTTGGCGACCGTGACAACGGCGCTCGCAACGATCATCTGCGCGACGGCGGCGGCAAGCTTGGCAGCCGTAATCGCGCCGGCGCCGACCGTGCCCACGACCGGGAGGTGATAGGTGGAGTCCACCCAGACACCATCGCTGTCGATCGCGATCGCCAGGCCGGCTTTCACGGCATTGCTGTTGCTGTGGGCAACGGTGTGATCGTCCTCGACGTAGATCACGGTGTTCAGATCGGCGGTGACAACCGCGCTGCCCGTGCTATTCGCCCATTTGAAGCAGCCGCGCTTCACATTGACCATGAGATCGCCCGGCGCGCCCGCTGAATTGTCCACATCCGCCTCGATCCGGCCGAAAGCGACCAGGCCGGTCGTATCGGCTGCCGGCACGACATAGCCGCTCGCGTTGAGCGCTGCCATGGTACCAGCGTAGAGTTTCGTCGAGGCAGCGACAGGATAGGCGGCCACGGCGCCTGCGCGCTCGGGCGTGTCGATCGGCTCGTCCGAAGAAAGACCCAGCGCCAGAGGGGCGACGCACCAGAGTTCGCCGATCCAGCCATGGATCGCCATCAAGGCGTGCGACAAACCGATCTTGAAGACCATGCCGACGTTCTCGAAAAACAAGGTGGCGCTGTTGGTCGGCGGCGATCGGTCGACGCCCAGCGGCGGGGCGAGGAAGGCAGTGAACAGGCCCAGGATGAAGATCAGCGGGGCGAGGAAGGCAGTGAACAGCGTTTTCATGAGGTCGAGATTTGAGGTGGAGATTGTTGAGGACCGGATATTCGGAGATCGGCTGGTGGATCAGACGGCCTTGTTGTGCTTGTCCCACAGCTCTTTCGTGATGCCCATGGTCTTCATGATCTCATCACGGACGGCATTGCCCTGGCTGATGCCGCTGCTGTGGGTCTTGATGCCTTCCACCGTGCGCTTTTCCATCGGGACCTGGTCGGCCGGAAGTTCTTCGACCAATTTCTTGAAGGCGTCGACCGGCAGTTCCATGGCCGATTGCGGGATGATCTTGCCGGCGGAGAGCGCGCGGGCCGCGATGCTTTCGCGCTCGGATTTCTCACTGGCCTTCTTCAGGGCTTCGATTTCCCCGGTGAGCTTGAGGATGTCGGCAGTGTTCGTCTTGACGGCGCTGTCGGGTTCGTCCGCTTCTTTCTTCACGGCTGCGGTGATCGCCGCATCGGTCGCCGTATCGGGGAGATCGAGCACGGACAAAAGCAGTTTCTTGTAATCGAGCATGGCGGGAGTGGTTGGTTGTTCGTCGGAAAATAGAGAGAGAAGCGGATCACCGGAGTTGAGCTGCAGGGGCAGATCATCGGTCGCGCCATGGCGGGCCAGGGCGACGCTGTGCACGAAGACGACTTCGTTTGCCTTGTTCACGAGAATCGCCGGGCTCAGGTCGTTGAAGTGTCCGCCCTTCGCGGCCTCACTGCCCTCCGGGGTCCAGCGATCGGCCGTATGCAGATAGATCCCCTCGCCAGGCACGACTTCGAGAGGCCCATAGGCGGCACGTTTGCGCGGCTCTTTCTCCGCCTTGAATGTCGTGCTACCAGGGACCGTGTTGTGTTCGAAATCCAGATCGACCGTATCGAAATTGACGGCGTGGAGGTTCTTCGGCAGCTCGCGGACGGTCGTCTCGTTGACGACGTAGTCGCCATTCACTGACTTGTTCGTGCCCCATTTGCCGACCAGAAGCCGCTTGGGGAGATCGGGTCCGGAGGCGAAATTCAGGCGGAAGGTGCGGAGCAACATGGCGCGTTTGAAAGACGCCACTGTGCCGCAAATGCACCTTGCCTGGCTATCGTCGCTGGCGCGCCTGGCGACGGTGGGGAGGTTTCCGCGCGCCCCGTTTTGTAGGAAGCCCGCTCGCGGGCGATCCTACATCAGCGCATTCAGCGCCCGCAGCGCTGCTGCACGCACACTTTTCACCGCGAGCGGAGTCAGTATGTTGCTGTCCGGCGTGCCCCAAATCGGAAGCATCGGCCGCGGTGGAATCCGCCCGTCCTTCGTGCCGAACTGGTGGAGCGATGCGAGCGACAGCCCGCCGGGCGTGGCCCGGTCGCTGCCAACGCGGACGGTGTCATTGGTCGTTTCAAACACCCGATATGATCGCCAAAGAAGGCCATGCCGCTTCAGGATTGCCGTCGAAGTTCCCTCTTTGATCTTCTGGAGAAGGGTCGATTCCTTGAGCGGAGCCCAGGGCGAGGCGCGCACGCTTGGGTCGTTGAAACTGCGCGTCGCGAGCGATACGACCGCTAGGCCGGCCGCCTCCGATATCGACTCGGTATTCATCAGCTTGGACTGCAGCCGATCGAGCGCGACTGTCGCCAGATCCTTGATGATGAGTTCGGCCATAGCACGAGTAGAGCAGATCGCGCAGCAAAAACTTAAGCGTCGCCGGACTTTGCTGGCGCAGCGCTTAGGTCAACGTCGGGCGTCGACTCGACCACCATCACCTCCGAGGCCTCACGCGTCCAGCCGGCCGCGATGAGCTTGTCGACTTCCAGCATCTGTTCTTCAGTGAGTTTCATTTGATCCATCCTTTTGCGCGGAAGAGTTTATCGATCGCCGTGGCCACGGGTGCGAAATCAGCGTCCGACCATTGGATGAGTGTGCCGATTTCCGGGATATCGCGAATCAAATTGAGCTGCTTGAGCATCTCCGCATCGCCGCTGCGCGTCGCGATGTATTGCGCATAGGAGCGCGCCCAGATCTCCAGTGGCTTGAGATAGTAGGCGGCATTGTAGATCGGCTTGCCGTCCACTATGCCCTTATCGATCGCCTTGATCGCGGCCGTCGCATCCACAGCCGCGCGCCATTCGGCAAATGCGGGATCGCTCTTCGATGCGAACGCGCCTGCCTCGCCGAGCGCCTGGTAATCGAGCAGATGCCCGATCTCATGCGCTGCCGTCATCCTTGGCCAGGGGCTATCGGCACTCACGCCGATGCGATCCTGCCCTGCGAAGAACGTGCCGTTGGCGCCTCTGCCCGCGGCCGCATCGACAGTGATCTTCGGCAGCGTGCCGTCATCGTGCACCTTGTCGATCGTCGCGATCGTCGCCGTGATGTCCGCAACATGCGCTGCCTTGGTCGTCACCTTGAGCGCGGCACTGACTGCCGTCTTCTTGGCTTCTTCCGATCTGGCATCCGTTTTCCCGGCCGCGGCCGCAGCCGCAATGACCGGAGGCTTTGGCGCCGGCGTCGCCGCAGGCTTCGGCGCGACCGTCACGGCCGGCTTGCCCGCGCCGTTGAGCCAATCCCACACGTTGCCCTGCCCGGATCCGAGATCGGTGGATTGCGCCCAGGCCGTAAAGGTTGCCCATGTTTCGGGATCATACCGTTTGGCCAGGTCCGCGACATTGATGTCCATCGTCGTCTGGTTCCACCGCCCCGTGCCATCTGTCGTGGTCACGTTGAACTCGCGCGGCATGCCGTTGTCGCCGGGAAGCGCGCGGACCAGGCGGCCGCTGGTCTCGATGTCGTGCAGCCGGTCGCCATCGAGCACGCGCTGTTCTTCCGGCAGCGCATCGGCGTCATCCAGCTGTATCTGGTCAACATCCTCCGGACTGAGCGCCACCTTGATGCAGCGACATCCCCATTCGCGTTTCCGATCCCAGAAGGGAGAGTCGGCCGGCAATACCAGTTGATCGAGGGCGGCATGAGTGTCGCGCACGCGTTCGTCTTCCATGGTTTGGTACTGCCAATAGGGAAACGCTGCCTGCTGGCGGTCCATGACAGCGGTGGACGCGGCATCATATGCCGCAAACCCGTGCGTCCGGAGCAGCAACTCGGCCCGGGATTCGCCCCGGCCGACTTCCTCAGTGTCCAGGTAAGGCGAGATCTGCCCCGCGATGTCCGCCTTCACCGCATCCCAATCCGCCCCCTGCGGCAGGTCTGCAATCCGGTCGCGAACTGCCTGCAGCACGTTTGCGGCCTCGATACCGGTGACCGTGAACGCCCGGGCCTGGAGATCGGGCAGCATGCCGTTGAAGATGTCGCGGCTGACGACCGGTTTCGACGCGATGAAGTCCGCGGCATCTGTGTTCGGGACCGGCGTTGTCAGAAATGTTGTCGGGAAGTCAGGCATGGGAAATGGGTCAGGCCGGAAAAGGTCGATTTTGCATTAGCGGGCAAATCTCGACATCCTGTGCTTCCACGTGGGGGTTTGCGGAAACACTAGTCTGCACGGCCAAGGAAACGGTCTGCACGGGCCGATTCCGTGTTTCCGAAGGCATTTCGACGTCGGCGCGCAGATCGCATTCCGCCGGTTCCGCGGGCCGCAGCCCAAAAAGCTCGGCCCAGGCCATGGCGTCAGCTTGGGCAAGCAGGTATTCCGCCAGCAGGGCGGCGACCGCCTCTTCCCGCTCATTTCCCACGTACTCGAGTTCGACGGTCATGCTCAGAGAGCTTGTCTGTAGCGTTCGCGATTGCTGAAGCGCGCTCCGGGCTCGGTCCGATCCCAAAACTCCGGATCGCCGGCGACGTCCGCCTCATGTTTTAGGTACGAGAAATAGTCGAACTGCATCACCCCGGGCGTCACATTCATGCCAGTGACGAACTTCGCCCGGATGAGTCGTGCCATGCCCTGTTCGCTGATGGCGATGCCGAGTCGCTTCAGATTCCCGCGCGCCACCGTAAACCAACGGGGGCAGATCCGTGCGACCGGGCGGAACGTTCCGCCGCCGGCCGGAACGAGTTCCGTGATTGCCACCGTGTCGATATTGTCCGGGGGAATCGACACATAGGTGTGCCCGGGCGTGATTTCCACGGTCGTGCCTGGTCGGGCTCCCACGACGGAGATGCGGAGAGGTGAGGATGGGGTTGTGTTCATGTTTCGCGATCTTCCGGGCGGACAAATTCAAGATTTAGCTCCCGGAAGAAATCTTCTTCGGTCTCGGTCACGACGGCGGTCCGGCCAAGCAGCTTTTGCAGCCCGGCATGGGGATTCCAATGCAGTCCTACCTCCCGGGCGCGCCGGGCGATCATGACGTTGAACTCTGCCGAGCCTGTGCGGCAGACGAGCAGCGTCGCCCAATTGGCCGGAGTCACATTGCCGAACAGGTCCGCGGATGCCGCGTGGGCGATCCACAAATCAAGCTGGCCTCCGCCCTGGAGTTCAAAGAGGCGGTATTGCTCGCCCGTCTTCGTGCAGCGCGTCCGCCGTTCGCAGCGCTCGATCAAATCATGCAGGCCAGCCTCGCCCTTGGGCAGACAGACAACGTCGATGTCGCCGACCTCCGGCCGCTGCCGGCGGATCGAGCCGGCGATTTCGCAGTGCTCGCAAAACGGCGCAAGATCGTCGCGGATCCGACCGGCCAGGCGTTGTGCAGTGGCGAGCTTCATCCCATCAATCCTTTGTTATGGACCTTGGCGACCAAGCGTTGCGCAGGGGTCTTTGGGAAGATCCAGCTGCCGAAAGTCATTTCGAGCTGGCATTGGCGGGTGACGTGCTCGCGTCTTTCCTCCAGACCGTTGCGGATCTCGTCATCGGTGCCTGCTCGGTAGACGCCTTTACCCTTCGCAGGCTGGTCCCTTGTTAGGCCGACAAACCCGAGGTAACAGAGCTCGGTCGTGCGCGGCCGAAAACTCAGGATAGAGATGCCGGCCTTCGCGGCCACCTCCGCCGTCGTGCCCGGCCCGTGCCTCTGCCAGGCCGCGAACACAGCCGCACGACCGCCGGCGAGACGCGATTTCAGTTCCTCAAAGGTCGCAAGACGGAAATTGATCGGTTTCATGCGATGGCCTCCGCGTAGAGCGGCAATTCATCGCGCTCCGGGCGCAAGCAATGGGGACTGAACCAGATCCGCTCCTTGGCTGAGTTCAGCGATCCTCCGGCCGATTGATTCGCGTATCCGCCACCGGCTTTCCATGGGACGCATTTCCAGGCGCCCGGCATGTCATGTTCGCCTTCGTATCCGCATAGTGCGATGCGCAACCGCGGGCTATCTCCATGGGCAATAGCCCAATCCCGCACAACCGCGGAGATCTTGTGCCCGTCGATCGCATAGCAATCCTTGTCCCGAAGATCGCCATCGTAGGGCGGGTCAAGCACGACGCCGGTGACGAATCCGACCGGAACATTGTCCGTTAGGCCCAGCGGCGTCGGCGTGAGCACGCGTTGCCAATCTCCGCAGATACAGCGCACGCGTCGCAGACGGACCTGCAGCGTGCTGAACCATTCCGTCAGATTACAATCGGCGTTCGCCCCAAAGTCGCCCTGGGCATCCGATCGGGGTAACTGCGACGAATGCACACCCGAGTTTCCCTTCGGGTGCATCGACGGAATCTTCTGGTGGACGCCCTTCGATCCGCACCAATAGACCTCGGGCATCTGACGGCGAACAAACACTCCATTGGTTCTGCCAGCAGATGCTTGCGGGCGGCGCCTCTCCGGGCGGCGGCCCGTGACTTTGCACCAACCGGCGCCGATCCAACAAGAGATCCCCCACACCCACCAGCCGGCGATCCGCGCGTCGTAATAATCCGCGTCAGACTTCATCCGCTCGCGGAAGGCGGACTGATTCACGAGCCATTGATGACGTGCGTGCAGATCCGCTTCGTTCACCGGCCAGTCGGCCCAGTGCGCAACGTCATCCGGAGCCGAGGCAATCGCGCGCCAGAAATTGGCGAGGTAGCAATCCAGGTCGTTGACCGTCTCCGTCGACGGCGGGTTGGGATTG